CTTATAAATCTTTTGTAGAATATACCAAACAACAGTTTGCAAAAGAGGATCCTAAAAAACCAGAAACCTGGGTTCCTCGACCAATGACATTAATGATTAAATGACCAACGTCCTAACCGCCCTACAAGACGATTTTAAGCTGTTTCTACAAGCACTGTGGCAACAGCTTGATTTACCTGAACCAACCAAAGCACAATATGCAATCGCAGAATATCTTCAGTCTGGACCTAAACGTCTTCAAATTCAAGCTTTTCGTGGAGTGGGAAAAAGCTGGATTACTGGAGCCTTTGTTCTGTGGACGCTTTTCAATAACCCTCAAAAAAAAATTATGATTATCTCGGCCTCTAAAGAGAGAGCCGATAACATGTCTATTTTTTTACAGAAACTAATTATTGAAACACCTTGGCTTTGTCACTTACAACCTAAGTCTGACGATGCACGTTGGTCACGTATTAGTTTTGATGTTAACTGTTCACCAAGCCAAGCACCTTCTGTTAAATCAGTTGGTATCACTGGACAGTTAACTGGTAGTCGTGCAGATTTAATGATTCTTGACGACATCGAAGTACCTGGTAACTCAATGACAGAAATGATGCGGGGTAAGCTTTTACAATTATGTACTGAAGCTGAATCTATCTTGACACCTAAAGATGATTCCCGTATTATGTACCTAGGTACACCCCAAACCACATTTACAGTGTACAAAAAGCTTGCAGAACGCAACTACAAGCCCTTTGTGTGGCCTGCTAGAGTGCCTCGTAAGATGGCTAACTATGAAGGCATCATAGCTCCTCAGCTACAAGCTGACATTGACAACGGAGCAGTACCCTGGGATGTAACTGACCCTGACCGCTTTAGTGCTGATGACTTACTTGAACGTGAAGCGTCTATGGGACGCAGTAACTTCATGCTTCAGTTTATGCTCGACACGAGCTTATCTGACGCAGAAAAATTCCCCCTTAAAAACGCTGACCTTATCGTTACTAGCGTCAACCCTACCTCTGCTCCTGAATCCGTCGTCTGGTGCTCAGACCCGAAAAATTGTATCAAGGAACTCCCCACTGTCGGACTCCCTGGAGATTATTTCTACTCTCCAATGCAACTCCAAGGAGAATGGGATGTTTACAACGAAACAATATGCTCAGTTGACCCGTCGGGCCGTGGATCGGATGAGACAACAGCAGCTTATATATCCCAACGAAACGGTGTCTTGTACTTGCACGAGATGCGTGCTCACAAGGACGGATACTCAGACACTACGCTTTTGGACATTCTAAAAGGTTGTCGTAAATATAACGTTACGACACTCCTTATTGAATCTAACTTTGGTGACGGTATTGTAGCAGAGTTGTTTAAAAAACACATTATACAAACTAAACAAACACTAAACGTAGAAGAAACACGGGCTAACGTCCGTAAAGAAGACCGTATTATTGACACACTGGAGCCTATTCTTAACCAGCACCGGTTAGTGGTTGATAAATCCGTTATTGAATGGGATTATGCGTCTAACCCAGACACAGCACCTGAAAAACGTCTAGAATACATGCTGTTCTATCAAATGAGCCGTATGTGTCGTGAAAAAGGTGCGGTTAGACACGACGACCGTATTGACGCTCTTGCACAAGGTGTACAATATTTTATTGATGCACTAAGTATTTCTGCACAACAAGAAATAATTACAAGACGTCAAAGAGATTGGCAAGACATTATTACACACTGGGAAGACGACCTTGATTGTTTTGCAGATCATCTAGTTTTTAACTTAGATATGGACCAAAGACGACAGTCAAGAGGCGAAGCTAGAAACGGTGTTGAGAACTGGGTTTAGTGCAAGCCCTGCCTTATACAGGGGGAAGGGTGGACCTCCTGTACTAGGGACTCTTCGGGGTCCCTTTTACTAAGACCACCGCAGTAACTAGATTACTGAGACAATATCTTTTATTTTTGTAATAAAAGCAGTGACGATTAAAACACCCTTACTACTGTATGTCCACCGTTAAACTCATCCATTACACCCATGATGGTGATGACCTTGTGTCGTATATGGCACGAGTATCTAACCCTGATAATCAAAACAACACTGAGACCAGTGCTAAGTTAATTAAATATCTCATTAAACACAAACATTGGTCACCATTTGAAATGGTTAACATGTGTGTAGAGATTAATACCACACGGTCTATCGCAGCACAAATACTGCGTCACAGATCATTCAGCTTTCAAGAGTTCTCACAACGTTATGCTGGAGTAACTGACAAACCTGATGCCCTTAACATTAGACGTCAAGATGGTAAAAACAGACAAAATAGTATTGATGACATAGATCCTTATACACAACAAGACTTTCAAATAAAAGCAAGTCAAGTATATGATATGGCCTATACGCTCTATAACGAGATGCTGGCCGCTGGAGTGGCTAAAGAGTGTGCTCGTGAGGTTTTACCCCTAAGTACGCCTACAAGGCTGTACATGAACGGTACATTGCGGTCCTGGCTGCATTATACTGGGTTAAGATGCGCTAACGGTACACAGGTTGAACATCAAGAAATTGCACAACAGTGTCGTGATTTGATTCAACAGTGTTATCCACAGGTTTATGCAGCATTATGATTGTTTGGTCCGTTATATGGATGGTTGTCATCTTGTTTATAGGTGTATCATACGTTATTTATTGGATACTTAATTATGACAATAATTAGTTATGTTGTAGGTATGTGGGTAGCATGTACGTCAAGCTGGTTTAATGCAGGTCAATGCATACGTGTCTGGGAGTATATACCGGCATATACCAATGATTACATCCAGTTTGTACTGCATGAACCGTATCATACTGAGAAAGAAGCTCTTAAAAAATGACATAAATGTCTGAAGTCAATACGCATATACAGGCGGCCAAAGATTCACCCCTGGGGGGGGTCTTCCGCGCACAGAAACCGGCCACATCCCAGTGATACCAACCGGTTTGGCCCAGTATTTTACTGCATTTAACCGGGTTAACTGGGAAGCCGTAGTGTGACTTGGTATCGTGACTAACTACCGCACCCGCACGCGCGTTATATGTGCATCAATCTTGCGCGATCTGTTGGCACGGTTAACCCCAGTTATCAATGGGATCAACACTGATAAGCAAAGATAATAACCGTTGGTATGACTGGCTTTGTACAGTACAGCACACGGTGTTGTATCATTTGGTCTTGACCTTTGGCTTCGGATCGGTTATTAGTAGATCAACGCCGCAACGATGCCATGGCTAGCGGCGTATCAACGAGCTAGTAGAATCTCACCAGGTAACCGAACGCTCGCCACCTATCACCCTTTCACTGTTCCTGCTTTGCTTATTCGGATCTCTCACCGCACATCGAAATGTGTTGATGTAATCTACGTTGACCCAGTCAAGGCAACCGTTGAGGTTGCGTTCACTGGCGGTTCAATCTATCGCTACACTCACGTATCACGCCGTGCTATCCTTAACCTGTTGATTAATCCCTTGATCAGCCTAGGTTTATGGGTCAACCATAACCTCACGGCGTACGACTCCAAAACCGCAACGTGGGGTACGTATACAAAACTAGATTCATTGTTCTCCTGACATGCTTAGCCAAAATCAAAAGCACATCCAAGCCGTTCTTGATCTTGCATCAGTTGCCGATGTGGTAGCTGGACAGGATTGGTACGACAAAGCCAGGGACGCCGCCGTTGCATTGTCTGACAGGTACGGTGTGGACGTCACCACTGCTTGTGGTGTGATCGCCGCACTAAGCCCGCGCAACAAATGGACGCGGAACCTTATCGACGCCGAGAACTTGATCAACGTTTACGCTACCTCAGGAGCTGAAGCTTGTGACACAGTCAAAGTATGCACATTCGGTAAGAACAAAGACAAAGCTCTGCGGATTCTTGCTGCTGTCCCTACTCTTGATATGGTCGAAAGTATTCTTTCAGGTCCTAAGTTAACTGAATTTTTTCGATGTATAATCGGACAAAACGATGTTTGTATTGATGGTCACGCCTACTCTATTTGGTTTGGTGATCGTGTCACACTGGCAAACGTACCATCCATTGGTGTCAAGTTACGCCGACAGATTAAGGCGGATTACATAGCTGTTGCTCTCAAGAATGACATGCCTGCCTATGAACTCCAAGCCATTACTTGGGTCACACATAGGCGTTTACATTCCGTTGCCTAACTTAAAAGGGGACTCAACCTCCCTTTTTTTTTTGTGCCCATTCACACTCACCA